GAAGAGCGGCTATGCGCGCAACGCCAAGTGGGCCCTGAACCGGACGACCATGGGTTCGGTGCGCAAGCTGAAGGACGCCAACAAGCAGTATATCTGGATGCCCGGCCTGGCGCAGGGGCAGCCGAACGCCATCGATGGCGACCCGTATGTCGAGGTGCCGGACATGCCGAACGAGGGGGCCAATACCTTCCCGATTGCCTATGGCGACTTCGCCCGGGCCTACACGCTGGTGGATCGCATCGCGATGTCGATGCTGCGGGATCCCTATACACAGGCGACCAGTGGCAACATCCGCTTTCTGTTTTACCGCCGCATCGGCGGACAGATTGTGCTGGCCGAGGCGATCCGCAAGCTGAAGTGCTCCACCTGATCAGCGACCACGGCGCGGCTCCGGTCGCGCCGCTTTCTTTCTCACCTTCACGATTCCCGGAAAGGAAAGCGCCATGGCGCGCGACATTCACAACAACCTGCACGTCCGTCGCGGCATCAGCCCGGCAGCGGCAGTCGTCGACAATACGCCCTTCGTCTCGCAGATCGCCGATCTCCTGGGCTACGAGGCCGCCGAGTTCGTCATCCTGACCGGCGCGCTCGCCGATGCGGACGCCACCTTCACCACCTTGGTGGAGCATGGCGACGCGGCCAACCTGTCGGATGCCGCCGCGGTGCCCGACGACCAGCTGATCGGGCTGGAAACCCAGGCGAGCTTTACCTTCGCGGACGACGACAAGGTGCTCAAGATCGGCTACCGGGGGCCGAAGCGCTACGCGCGCGTGACAGTCACGCCGGCGGCCAATACCGGCAACGCCTTCGTCGCGGGCGTCTGGGTGCTTGGCCATCCGCGCAATCGCCCGACCGCCAATCCGCCGGCCTGATCATGAAGGCGAGGGTCATCAAGGCATTCGTGGGGGCGCCCGATGGCGCCCTCCATCCGCGGCCCTTCGACGTGTCGGAGCTGGTCGAGGGAGATCTCGCAAGGGTCGCTGTCGCCGAGGGGTGGGCCGAGGCGCTGGGCTCTGCTCCGACGGAGCAAGAACCTTCGCGGCGGCGATCGGCGAGCCGGTGAACGAGCCCCTGTTCGAGATCGTCACCGCCGTGGCGAACGCCGCTGCGCGACGCCTGACGACAGCGGAGAAGGTCCAGGCGGTTCTCCGGCTGGGCAGTGTCGATAGCACGTTGATCGAGAGCATCATCGATGCCGTCAGCGGGGAGTGCGTCCGATACTGCAATTTGGCTCGCGCGGTGGCCGGTCCCGTGCCGACGTTTGGCCAGGAGGTCGTTCGTGCGACTTGGCTGGGCACTGACATGAGCCGAAGTGCAGTCTTGGTACTCCCTTGGCGGGCGCCCGTTACTGCGGTGAGCAGCGTCGTAGAGGATGGAACCAGTCTCGCCATGAACACCGACTTCCGCCTCGTTGGCGGCGGCATGCTGGAGAGAATGGCTCAGGACACCCTGGTTTGCTGGTCGACCGGCAAGATCGTGGTGTCCTGGACGGCCGGCTGGTCACTGCCCGCCGAGGTGCCGGCCGAACTCGAGGGGCAGGTGATCGAGCAGGTGAAGATGAAGTACCTGGCCACCGATCGGGACCCCGCCCTCAGGTCAGAGAACACCCCTGACGTCTGGTCCGGCTCGTATGCCGTCGCCGGGGGCGACAGCATTGGCGAGAGCGGCCTGCTGAAGTCACTGGAAGCGGCGCTGTTCCCGTTCAAGACGTGGGCGGTGTGATGGCGGCTTCGGACACCGTCCGCAACGCTGCCCGACTGATCGCGCGGCACGGCGAGACGATGGTGCTGAAGCGGGCGAGCGAAAGCACAACGATTACGCTGAAGGGCAAACGCCTCGTCGGTTCGACGGTTGATGTCGGCGGCTCGGCCGTCCAGCAGGAGTTCCGGGTGAAGATCGGCCCGTCGGAACTGTCATCGTCGGCCTGGACGAGCAAAGCGCCGGTTCGCCACGACAGCATCGTCATCGACGGCCGGGAGCGGTCGATTCTGGACGTCCGTCCCTTGGGCGACGCGGGCACTGTCGCGCTCTACGAGTTGCTGGTCGCGGGCTGACATGCCCGTCATTGTCGAGGGCATCACGACCGAGCAACTCGGCCGCAGCATTGCCGACTGGGTCAAGGCTGCCACCATAGAAACCGCCGAGCGTGTACTGCGCGAAGAGGTGACCAGAGGCTTCGACAACGAGCCCGTGGTCATTACCGACGGCATGCTGCGGCGCGACTATCTGCAGGTAAAGCCGTTCGGCCGGATAGAGTTCGCGGCGCGCACCAGCATGGTGGAGGCGGTTCGCTGGGCGCTGACCGAATTGCAGAAGAAGAGCCCGGTGTTGACGGGACGATATGCCAGTTCGCACACCGTGATGATCAACGGTGCCGAGGTGCAAGGCAATATCTGGGTTGCGCTGCGCAACGTTCGGCCGACGGATCGCGTCCAGATCGTCAATCCCCAGCCCTACGCTCGCAAGATCGAAGGGGCGACGGCAAACAAGCGCACTGGTCGCGGCAAGCGGGCAGCCCTCAGCCGCCAGGCCAGGAGCGGCGTCTATCGCGTCGTTCTGCGGGCCCTGGTCAACCGGTTCGGCAAGGCGCTGTTCTTCGACTTCAAGTACGTGAACCTGAACATCGGCATCAAAGTGTGGGGCAAACGGGGCGCACGGCGCGTCCAGCGGGATCAGGTGTATCCAGCGCTGCAGTTCTTCATCAAGCCCACGGGGTTGCCCAACTAAGGTCAGGACATGATGTACGGCGTTCATCCGATCGCCAGCGTGCCGCTGGGCGCGACGGCCACGGGCCTTGTCGTCGGCGACCCCCTGCGCATGGCGTTCCGCGACCGGCTCATCGTCTGGTTGGCCGATCTCGGTATCGGCTGGCCGATCAGGGATCTCTACAACACGGGTGACAATCCGGACGTCTCGCAGGGCTTTGTGGTGCTCGATTTTCCGGGTGGCACCGAGGATCAGTACACGTTCGGTGCGCCAGGACTGAACTTCTGGCGCGAGCAGGGCCAGGTGACGCTCTACGTAAAGACCCGGCTCGGCGCTGGTATCGTGGTGCGCAATCTGGCCGAATCCTACGCGGGTGGTCTGCGAGCCCGGTTCCGCAACGACCGCTTCGCCACCGGCAACGGCACCGTTCGCATCGTCGCCACCGCCCCGATGGGCGGCGGACACGACGAGGGGGGACTGTGGGTCGAAGCCGTGGCCCTCGGTTACGAGACTTTCAACATTGGCTGAGCTGCCGGAACGTGCCGTCAGCCGTACCCGACCGCCGCCCATGGGCGGCTTTTTGTTGTCTGGAATTTGGGAGAAGGCCTCTTGGACAGCGCCAACAAGCAGACCGCCGTCATCGCTGAAGCGACCGTCGGCACCACGCCGGCGACGCCGGCCTTCCTGCTCGCCCGCGACATCCGCGTCAGCGGCGCGCCGCAACGCCCCAACACCCGCTCGCCCGAGCGGCGCTCCGACCGCCAGGCGGCCTCGATGGTGCAGGGTGTCGCGACCTATCCCAAGCAGATCGAGATGCCCTGGGTCCGGGACGCGGCCAGCGACGTGCTTTGGGCCTCGCTCTTCTGCAGCCCCTGGGTGTCCAATGTCCTCAAAGTTGGCTCGGTGCGAAGCGGCACGACGTTCACCCTGGAAGAGAAGTACGAGGGCGGCGCCACCGACCCCTATCGCCGCCTGACCGGCTGCATGGTCGACAACGCTTCGATCGCCTTCCAGAACGGTAACCCGGGCCAGATCACCTTCTCTCTACTGGCCTTGGGTGAGACCACGGCGACGACGGCGATCGTATCATCGACTTACGCCGCCCCGACGCCGGCCTACGATCCCTCGACCCCGGCCGACATCGTGGTCAACAGCCTGTTCGGCCTTGCCTCGCCGAAGGTCCGCTCGCTGCAACTGCAGATCTCGAACAACCTGCAGCAGCAGTACGCCTTCGGCTCGGCCGATCCGTTTGCCATCGGCCTCGGCGAGTTCAACGTGCAGGGCGTGGTCGAGGTCTACTTCAACGCCTTGGCCGACTACTCGGCCTTTGTCGTCAAGCAGACCGGCCAGACCTTCGATATCACGATCGGCGCCACGATGAACTTCAAGGACCGGCTCGTGCTGGGCAATTGCGACGTCTTCAACCCGAACGTCGATGATCCCGGCCAGACCGGCGTCCACGCGGTCACCCTGAACTTCCTCGGCAAGTACTACGCCACCGACGCCTCGGCGATGAAGCTCACCCGCAACGCGCCGTAGTGGGGGCACTGGAGGTCCATATCGCAAGGGGCACTGTGAGGAGGCGTCATGGATGCGAGCGCGAGGAGCGTCGGCGCATGATCAGGAAGTATGCGTAGGTGCCCAGACAGATGGCAAAGTAGGCAAACATCAGATACCTGCCGTTGAATGCTGCCTCGGCATGGACGCCACCTGTCCGGATGCCAACCCAGCCGAGCAGGTAGATTGCCGGAATGAGGATCAGAATGTGGGGCGCGAGGTGCCTGGCCTTCAGGCTGATCAGCAGGAAAATCGAACCGGTCAGAAAATTGGAAATGCCGAATACACCGAGAAGGAAGACCTGGTCTTCCGAGACGGTCGCCATGTCGAACCCGGCGAAGTTGGCGGCAGACCATTTCAACAGGAAGGTATGCATGAACCCCCTCAGCAGGTCGTAGGCGCCGATCAGGAAAAGGAC